GGGGCTGGTGGCACCGCGGAGGTCGTATAGGAAGATGTGCCCATCCAGTCTACTCCCCTAAGAGGGGGTCGTAGTGGCATCTAACTCGTCTGCTCCCCAGCAGGCGAGGGTCCTTCCAGATATCCGGTGTTGCTTTGTTTTTCTGTGTTATTCGTGTGTGTCCATATTTGTGCGACGTCGCCGTAGTACGGCTCGAGCCCTTGGGCTCGGGACGCGCGGCCCATCAGGTGTCGGATTTTCGCTGTGTCACGCATGAAAGAATACATGCTGACTTCACGACCAACAAGACCATAATGGGAGAATTGTAGGACAGAGAGTGGTAGATTAGGTTTTTCGGTTTTTGTCGGTAGTACTTCGGGGTTGCATTTGACCAGTTGGGTGTGCCAGCCCTTCACGCGCATGAACTCAGCGGCGCAGGTGGCATGGGCCTCATCGGCAGGACTCACGGTCTTCTCGGTCATCGCGACCTTGGAGGCCGGGAGACCCTTGCCCGTGGAGTGGAGGCGGAGGACAAGGGCACAGTATAAGCCCTCGTTCCGCGACCTCTTGCCAACGAGCCCGAGGCCTCCCAACAGAGTCGGGACGAACCACGGCCGCTTCGGTTCCTCAAGGGAGGTCCGGTTGCGCGAGATGAACTCGACTCGCAGGTCTTCACGGCCAGGGAGCCCGTGGCATGAAGCCCAGAGGTCCCGGTGAAGATCACCAGCGAGGCCGGGGCCCACCTCCCATCGGTCGGTGGAGCCCGTTCTCTGCGCGGACTTGTCCCTGGGGTCGACCTCCATGCGCCAGCGCGTGTTGAAGATGTTCTCAACACGGGGGCCACGGAAGTAGACCCACGGTTGGCCCACGGAGGCCCGTTGGTAGAACTGCGAATTGATGCAGCAGAACTCGTGGTTTACGTAGTTCTTCCCAACGGACTTCGTGAAGCCCACACCCTGGATCAGGTCACTCCACCCGTGTAGGCCTCCTTTTCCTGTACCAAGTAAGACGTCATCCCCATTGACGATCAAGGGGATCGGTCCCACCTGACCCTCTGGCCAAGCCGTCTGGGCCAGCTCTTTCGGTGTCAGCGGTTGCATAATCGCGTCATCCGGAAAGCGGGCACAGAGTTCCCACTCGACCATCTCAACCGGGATCTGCCTTTGTGTCCTTGCTAGGAACACGAGGTTGATCGCGAGGTTGATGATGC